GTTGATAAGATTGTATTTACTTATAGATTCACAAGTCTTCCTAATATAGATGAACTTCGCGACGATTGCAAAGTTTGGCTTACAACTATATTAGCCAAATATGACCCAAACAGAGGATCAAAAGCCTTTTCTTACTTCTCTGTTATAACAAAGAATTGGTTCATTGCCCAAGTAAAGAAGAACTCAAAGAGAGCCAAGCGAGAAGTAGACTATGACTCTGCGGATGCTGAATTGCAAAAGTCAAGAATGACATCAGAGAACACATTCATAGAAGATGAGATAGAAAAAGAATTTTGGGAGAACTTGTTAGTAGAGATAAAAACTTGGGAACACCAAAATATGGTAGACAATGAAAAGAAAGTTTTTAATGCTGTTATGGTGCTTTTAGACTCTAAAGAACAGATAGAGATTTTTAATAAAAAAGCAATTTATCTATACCTCAGAGAGTTGACAGGACTCACTACAAAGCAAATAGTGTCTCAACTTAATAAGATGAGAAAGAAGTATCGTAGTTTCAAAAGAAATTGGGATGAAGGTAAAATTTAATAAAGACTAATTATTGTATGTCAAAAAAATTAGATGAAATTATAGAAAAAGCTCTTGCCAATATTGAGTCGGACCGTCTTATCACTCGTGATCTATTAGACGATGCTGTTGAATATCTTGCGAAAGATGAACATCGTCATAGAGAAATTGGTATGACTTTGGCCAAATACGTTGAAACTCTTCAACGCTCAAATGAGCAAATAGTGAAAGTTGCTACTCTTATTCAAAAAGAAGAAAAAAAAGAAGATGGTATTTCGCAAGAAGAAATGGAAAACCTGTTCTCTGCAATAGCAGACGGGAAAGACGATGGCTAAAACATACGATAGAATTTCTACCTTTTTGGGTAAACCAAAGACTAGAAACAAGCACAGAAACGACCAGAATGTCGAAACGCAGATAAAAAAAGAAATTAATAAATTTGCCGAAAAGACTGAATTCCGGGCTAGAGTTATTGGTATACCGAGGATAGATGAGAAATCTTCCTTCTCATCAGCAACATCTGGTAATGACCTGTCAATCGAGAATGCTGCATATGTAAGGACAATGGATATAGATGAATATTTCCTTCCTGATCCAGCAAAAGTCAAAAACAAAAGTTCCAAAGTGATAATAGATATTATTCTAGCCCACCCAGTAGCAGTTGTGGCACCCGAAGCTGAAGGAACAACAATAAAACTGGGAGACTTGGTATTATGCACCTTTGACAATAACCCCGGAAACAAAGGCCTTCAGAGAGGAATGAAAATTATTAAAGTCCTAAACGATCCTGAATCTGAGAAGTACGGGAGAGATCTTATTAAGAACTTAGGAGCTGATGGTTTCGGAGCGTTACCAGCGCTTTTTGAAAACGGAGGGTTTACCTCTAACAATCCTAGTTCAAAGTTAGTAGACAATTTTGAACGAGATTTGAAAAAAGCTATCGAGGCTTTAGGTCTACCATTTCATGTAACAGACAGAACCAGAACGGTTGATCAACAAATGGAAAGAATAAGAAACAAGTATTACAAAAACGGACCTGGCGAAGTAACAGCGACGTACGGGAAAAACAAAGGAGCCAAGATGAACAAAGCAATAGAGGATGGAAATGATTCTGAATTAAGAAAACTAGCTTCTGGTTCTAGTGGTCACCTAGGTGGTGCTGCAATAGATATAAGGTCTAAAAAATACACTAACGAGCAAATAACAACTGTTTTGGAGGTGATAAGAAGTCTTGGTGGAAACCCGCTGTTGGAAAACATGAAAGGTTGTTGGACAAATGCAGGAAGAAACGTAACAACAACCGAAAGAATCCAAGGAGCAAAGGCCGGAGGCAATGGTTCAAAGACTCCTTGTCACAATGAACATATACACATAGACATACCATCAGATTATAAAAGTCAATAAAAGGAAGGACAAATGGCACTGTTATATAATAAAACAATAGAATTATTTAAAAAAGAAATAATGGAAGGTTCGGAAAGACCCGGAATCTTACATAATGCTTACAATGAACAAATGCCAACTTTTGAAGAAGCAGGTTGTGAATTTATCTACCCAGACCTGAATTATGGCGTAAAAGGTGGCGGAGATAGAAAAATAAATGCCAATATAGTAATAGGGAGAGATAGACCTTCTCATCTACTGTCTGGTTATGGCAAAACAGCCGGCGGACCCTGTGCTTCAATTGACATAGTAGCTGGTAGAATGAGCGGTGCGAATCAAAAGAAAGGTGTTGTTAGGAAGTACATAGAAACTGTCAATAGAGATACTGTTGTGGGTAACAATTTTGCTCTCGATGCTTCAAGAATCTATATCTCTCAAAAGTGTGACATTGATCACTATTTCGGATTACCTGAAGGAAAGTTCGGAAGACCCAAGGGAGAAGCAGGAATAGGAATAAAATCAGACAATGTTAGAGTTATTGGAAGAAATTCTGTTAAAATCTTTGCTGGTGGTTCTCAATTTGAAAATCTTGGTTTTAAAGGTGAGCTTGATTCAAACGGTGACCGCTTGATAGATCCTAGGATAGAATTGATAGCAGGAAACACTGAAGATATTCAACCAATCGTAAGAGGAAATAACTTAGTGTTCTTTCTAGATGAAATAATGAAACAACTTTCTTCATTGCAGCAAGCATTTTTATTGCAAAATGCAAACATGGCCAAACTCAAGACAGTATTATCTACTCATTTTCATGTTGGTGGTGGCGCCGGCGCTGTTGTTGTTGGGCCTGATCCAATACTGGCAACAGTAGCCCTTAGTGATCTTCCAAAAGATTTGTTAAAAATAACAGATAACATATCTAAAGCATTAAATTTTGAAATATTAAAATTTAATTATCTTGGTATTGGTGACCCCGACAACCCAGCAATAAGGTTAAAAACAAGAAAAAACATACTTAGTAGAACAGTGCATTCATCATAAGGAAATACAATGGCAGGACAAGGATTACCATCAACAACAGTGACACCGGAAGCGCAATACGTAGATATTGGAAAAAGCTCCGGAAGCCCAGAGACGTTTATTAGGATATATCTTAAACCAAACAACGGAACAGGAGTGACAAGCTACTTTGCTGATGAAGATGGTGATGGGCTGATTGATGGAGTAGGTGGAGCTTCACATCCACAAGGTCAACCACATTATTTTAATATTAGGTTTATCAAATCAAGGAGTAACAATTTTGATATAGATGATGATTTAAATTCAAAAAACAACACAGGAGACACTAGAACCTTACTTGTTAGCTTTCAAGGTGGAAAAGCCCGACATACTTACTTTGACCTGGCATACAAAATAGAAGAATATTGGGCTAACAACTTTTCAGAATATTATTTTAAATTAGAATGTGAAACTTTTGGAGACAATACAGCTTTGGTGCCATACAAAAGTGTTGATAATGGCGATCCAATGTTCACCAATGATTTCAAGATCGAAACCCATGAAATAGCTGAGGAAACTACCTCTACGGTTGACCCTTCCTATTATACTGTTAGTACTGAAGGTACTGAAGGTGTTGAAGACCCTGATGGAGTTTCATCAACTTTTGCTAATTTACAAAAAGATATCTGCATCAAAGAACCAGTTGAGGATGAATTTGGATCCTTTTCAAATCCAGATTTAAAGAGAATCTGTCCAACTTGTATCCCAAACCCATCTCATAAACCTTTGACATGGCACGAAGAGCCTGGTGTTTGGTTAAATGAAAAAACTTGCAATTACACAGTTAGATTAAAATCAGAAGAACCACATTCATTGATAAAAAACAATCCCAAAATAAAAGAAAGATATATTAGAAAAGGGATAACTGGTATTTTGTCATACTTGAATAAACAGGTTATAGATCAAGACATTTGTTGGAATCCTCCGGAAAACGCTAGTGAAGAATGTGCTCCTAGAATTTCTCAAAACATTATAAACCAATACATTGAAATCTACGAAGTCCCAACTGGTGAGAATGATGGTGCAACGTTCACTGTGTATAGGATGAACCCTAGGATTTTCGATGACTATCAAATAAGAAACCCAATAGCTCTAGAATTATTTGCAAAAGCAACAGACTTTCGTCCTGTTTCTTTTAATGCTCCCGGAGTCGTGTCTGAAGGTAGCAAATCTTATATAAAAATAACAGTACCTGCAAATTTAATAGATTTAATACCAGAGGATTTACTAGCACAAGAATCAGAAGAAGCACAAGAAGACCTACAAGATGTAGAAGAAGTTATACTAGAAGGTCCAAAAATCAAAAGATCTTTTAAAAAAGTACTACCCCAATTGTTTGAAAGCTATTCAGAGTATCAAGCATTTTACAAAAATGTTGAAGGTGGGCATGTTAGAATCGCCACAGACTTTGATCCTGAGACTCCAGAGTCTAAAGTTTTTTATTTTATAAAATACAAAAAACAATTCAAACAGTTTCATTCAGATTTGAAACAGTTACTTAGTGACAATGGTTACAAGCTTTATTCAGACGAATATGGCAGTAGCTCCTCTTTCAAATCAAATTCCAAGTACATAGGAGGTTTAACTCAGAAACTAGCGGCATCAGGACAAAAGTTTAGAGAAGCCGTAGAGGTCAAGATACTATTTGACAAATCAGACCCGAACAATCCTTTCAAAATAGCGTCTGTAAAAGCAAAGTATGAAGGTTGCCCTTTCTATCGATGCGGAGCAGGTTTGAGAGATTTTATTGAAAAGTACAACAAAAGGGCAACATTGATGGCGTATGTTTCAAAATCAAATGACATGATGTATGACATAGAAAACTCAAAGCAAATTCCTCCATGGAGAGATTTTGCTGTTGATTACACCTCTCCGGAACTTACTTTTGTAAGCGGAGACCCAGATGGTAACCCAGATGCAGAAAGTTGTTTGGATGATCAAGAGAATATATTGAGTGACCTTCTTTTAGATGCACAATTGTCTTTTACAAAAGCAGCAGAGTATATGTTCAACTCTTTGAACTGTCGAGACTTTTCAGAGTACGATCCAGAAGTATATAGAAAAGTAATGGGAGGTTTGAAGAATGGAAGTTTAAGTCCGGCAATCTCCAACTTTGCTCAGGACGAACAAAAAGCTTACAACAAAGCTTTGCAACAATACGATGATTACTATACATCTATGACTGATCCAAACTCTGCCGTTGCAAAGTTTTACAAAAAACTGCAAAAGCCAAACAAAGAAAAGACTTTTTTTGAAAGACTATCTGGTAAAACCATCGAAGAAGCTATGGCAAATTTAAAAAACAAAGAATCAAGAAAAGAATTTGTAGGAGAAGTGTTAGATAAAATAAACCCGTGTAACTGGGAAGCTATCACATTTGATATAATAAGGTGTCTATTGAAAGGTTTGAACGAGGCTGAAGCCCTACAAACAGCTGCAAAAAGCCTCTTAAATTCACAAAATCCTGAAGATTGGGAAAAGATATTTATTGGACTAACGCCGGAACAACAAATCAAAATTAAGGATGAAATAAAAACCAATTTTGGAAACCTTCCAACTCCGTGGGAATTCAAAAAAACACAAACAGCGAAAGGTGTTGTAAAGATAAATGACTACGAAGCCCAAAGACAACCACCTCAAAACCCTGGAGACCTGACACAAGCGGAAAATTCACAATTAATGAATAATTTATCTGACTATGATGATGAACTGTTGCAAATGGAATCCCAATTGGAAGACTTGAATGCTGCTCTTAACAACTCCAAGCCCATTGTCGATGAACTTTTCAACAACAGTATGAATGATGATGTGCCTCAGGAGCAAAGAGTATTTAATGAAAAAGAGTATATTTCTATTTTGGAAACCACAAACGAAGAGTTCTTTGGTAACTTGTCGCTACCACCTAGCGGCAATGATTATAATGCTATTTTAGCAGCTTATGGCAATCTAGAGAACAATATCACTACTTTGGAAGCTGCAATTGTTGAAGGTCGCGCTGGTAAAGCAAAGTACACTGGAGACGCGATAGCCAATCTTGAAGATGATAGATTTCGAAATGATGTCAACGCTTATGAAAAAGCAGTTCAAAATGTATTGAAATCTCTCTTGGAAGCCTATACTCAAGCTTTAATAAATTCTTTCGAAATAGAAGAGTTACGAAAACTGATTGATTCAATACCGGGATCGGAAATCTTTGCGACAATTCTAGCAACTGCTTCCTGCCCAACTTCATCCAAATTAGATAAATATCTAGATGACGTTATCGGCGGGATAGAATTGAATCCTTGTATGGGAAAAAATGGTTGGTATTTTCCGGAAATACCTGAATTGTCTGGTTTTTCTTGGTTAGAGGTACTGAAGTTTATGCTTTTAAAATTTGTCGAAGAAATAGTAACCAGAATCTTCGCCGCACTCACAAAATATCTTTTGAAACTTCTTCAAAAATTGTTATCTCGTGTTTGTGATATCTTGTCTGGGTTGGGAAGAAGTCTTTTAGGAAAAGATGATACTGGTATTTTAGACGCCGTAGCAGATGCATTTTGTAATCCAGACAGGTTTACACCTTTTGGAGAAACTCAAGAAGATGCTGGAATAAAAGATGATGCAATAAATACGTTAAATGATTTTGTATACAGATACAGTATGAAGACTCTTGACAAAGATCCCACGATCGAATGGGCAACAGCCGTAAGTGAGAACATAAACTCTTATCAATTTTTAAACATCTTTGTACAAGGCGTTGATCAGTCCGATCCATTATTTGCGACAATTTGGGAAGCAACAAAAGAAACCCAAATGTCAGAAATTTTAAAATCAGAAGACGACTTACAAGAATTGTTAAATCTAATTTCGTCTTATTTGACAGATACTCAAAGAGGAGACATCTTGGGTCTTTTGGAAAATCAATATCAAGAGTTTGATGCGTCTGAAGATGGAGAATTAAATTATGCAGAATTTTGTAAAAAGTACTTTTGTTTGGAAGTTAAAACTGGATTCAATGATGGCGAAGACCCTGATGGTCTAAAAGCCGATCTAGAAGATATTTTTGATTCTTTTCTAAACGGGCCCGAAGAAGATTTCCAAGATATTTTGGATGAAATTTCCTTAGATCCAGGAGGGGATCCATTTTGTCAAGACCTGAATGACCCTGATGATCCTGTTGAGATAAAAGGAACTAAAGGAATAACGCCACAAATACCACCTGAATTGAGAGAGTTTCAAAAAGCATTGTCTGATTCTGTTTTTGCAGACTTAGAATCAGCTTACATATCTGATACAATCGAAAACAAACATTCTTTCTTCAATAATGTTTTAGCTGATCAGGATAACATACCTTTAGTTCGAGGATCCGTTTCGTCTCATGAAAACAGAGTTGAAAGGACCATCTTGTTTCCAAATGCCTCAAATACAATTGAAGATCATAAAGACAAGTATGATAATGCTAGGAACCTACTGAGAAGAATAATGCACCTATTCGATTTCAAAGACGACGGAATCAGCGTTAGTAAAAAAGACGGAGATTACCCAACACCAACAAACTTATTTCCTCAAACCGTTGGCCGGTGGCTTCAATTTCAAACACAACAGTTTGGTACCACTGCTAATTTTAAAACAAGAATTTATTTGGAAGAAGAAACAGTTTCAATAACGTCTAAAAAAGAGTGGAGAAGACTTGGGTTCACATCTAATAGAATAAAATCGACAAAAAGGTTTAAACAAAAAACAGACCTAACTCTTCCTTATCGAGACAATAATGGAGGTGAAGGGCTTGGTTTCACATGGGGCTTTGACTTGAATTACAATTCTGTCTATCTAGAAGAAAGCGCCGACGGAAATGCCTTGTATGATACGATCAATGATCCATCTTATGAAATAGAGTTGATAGAGTATGTTACAACAGCACCGCCATCTAGTTTCAAAGAGGCTTTATTAAAACTCCTCCCAGCTCCTGTTCAAGATGGGTTTGAAATTGACGAAGAGTTGCTTTTAAGAATAAAGGTTCCAATCAACCTTTCTGATTTTCAAGATGTTTACGAAAAAAACAGAGGACAGAGAAACAATGTCAAAATCTACAAAGAATCTTCACCAGGCAGGAGTAGTCATCAAGAAGAAGCATTTCGAAACTTTTTGCTAAACAACCCAGAAGTAAAAGTAATAATGCAGTCTGGACAACAGTTCACTGAAAACTACGGTCTAAAGACAACACTACCAGAAGCTAGTTTCACACCAGCTGGTGGTACTGACGGAGCAAAATCACTACCAAATAGACTTTACGGAAAGATGAAGGATCTATTTGCCAAAAAGCTTATTTCCGGAATGTATTCCGCCTCCAAATCTGGAGAATCAAATTCTTTTCTATTTGGATACACTAAGGATTCTGAGGTAAACTATCAAGATCTTTTATATGTAAATCCAACTGCTGATCCTTCGAATTCTGCAACTTGGAAGTATTCTTTTAAAGAAGAAGACAAGGTGATGGGAAAATCTGCAACAGAAAACCCTAGGGTTGTGTTTTTAGATCCTGAAATTTATGGTGGCTCTTACAGGAAACCAAAAATCTATATACACCCTCACCCTTACAAAGGTTGGCTTGGAATAATGCAGTCTTTTAATCCAGAAATAGACGGGTGTTCTCCAAAGAAATCAGGCTGGTTGTTTTTGTCAGAAGTGTCAGAAAGAGTAAACAAATTGGAGAATTCTCTGAAAAAAGATAAAAGATTAGAATATGATCCAAATTGCGTCAAAAAAGCTCCATACGACTTGATAGCTGATTCTTCTACGCATGCTTATCTTGATGGGATTGTTGTCTCAACAATAAGAACTTATATTGTAGAGACAATTCTTAGAACTATGCCAACTTTGTCGAGCGTTAGATTTAATTCCCAAAACTACGACACTGGAATGGGACTATTTTTAATCAATAGAATGAAAGAAGAAATGAAAGATTTTCCAAAGAAAAGAAATTCAGGTTTTATCTCTAAACTAAGGTATTGGTACTTGTTTCTGGAACAGATGGTTCAAACTGTTGAAAGAAGGATAATAACTGGAGAAATACAAAAAGATGAAGAACTTGATTCATTGTTTCAACAAATATTAGAAGTTAGAGCAAGATATTATTATCCAACAAAGAAAGACAGAAAGATACTAAAAAGAATAACAAAAGTGTCTTGGAATAATAATGGAACAGTTGATTATATTTTGTACAATTACGGTCAAGGAACAGTGACAACTCTAAGAGAGGGAGATCCTCTGTTTTCTAAGTTGTCTGGGTTTATTGACGCAATTTCTTTTAATGGTTTCGGTCCAAGTTTTAGAGAAGTGCTAAAAGGTGTTACTGAGTTTAATTTTAAAGCAAGAAAGATAAAACTAAAAGAACTCAGAATGTACACCAAAATCTATGACATTTACCGTAGTGAAAATTTGGCAACTTTGATTTCCTCTCGTTTGGTTCTTGGTGAATTCAATGCCTACCAATATAAGATACAAAAATATCTCCCAGAAGAACCATATATACAAGATTTAAACAAGTTTATATTAAATCCAAAATCAGGATTAACAATCGGTCCTCCGATAAGTGTTGGAACAATTGATGGCGAAAGAGAAGACTCAATCCCAAAAGAGTTATATGGTGATGTCATCTCTGTAACAGATGATCCTGAGAATGATCATCCGTTGGATAAATTATCTCAATATATGGATGACCTACAAAAAAAGTCTCTCAAAGTGAATGGGGCTTTTTATTTGGAGAAGTATGTTGTTGTTACCTCAAAACCAGAAGTGCTATTTTCAAATCAAAGCTTTCAAGATCAATTGTTGGAAATAGATGGAAAACCCATTTCGACTGAAAAATTTAGAGAAATATTTGTAAAATTTCAACAACAAACACGGTTTTCAAATACAGGTGAGTTGTTTGTTTCTGATTTGTTTGGAAATGCAGTTAGAGACCCAGATGGTGAAACATACGAAGGTTCAATTGGAATCAAGTTTGGTGTTAGGCTAAGTTATCTCCCACCAGAAGGCTTCAATCCCTCAGTAGAACAAAGTAGCGGACTTAACACTAATGAGTCCACCCCTCTAGATGCGTTAGCCGCTGTTACAACACGTCGAGGCCAGTTTTATTATAAAAAAGTTCCTGAAGGTTTTGATTCAGATTCGTTCAAATTCCCAATACCTCTGATGCACTTCGAAGAGGATATAACTGATGTAAAGATAAAAAATGTGAATGCATTCAGTCCGGATAACTTGTTAAAGTGCTACATTGATAAACTAGCAGAAATGCAAGAATACAAGTTTTTAATGAATTATGTTTTCAACGTCAAGTCTTTCTCTACCATGGCATCCATTTACAGCTATTATGGTTTCCCCGATTCAGTTGGAGAATCTTCAGAAGAAAGACCAAACCCTTCTAGAGCTGCAAACAAGAAGTGGGTTCCTAAGATAATGAACAAAACAAAGACAAAATGTTATCGATTGTTCAAAAAGTATTACGACGTTCAGGAATTCAACAAACAGGAAGCAACAGATCCGACACATTCTGATTCTTTAAGAAGCTTGAGTTCTCCATCGCTAAATTTAAATTTGAAAACAAATATTAGATGGTGGCAACGAAGAAGGTTTTATGAAAGACCTTATGATGAGGAAGGAAGGGAATGTGCCGATGGAGCACTAGCAGCTTTTGATCAAAACGAGTCCAAACCTCCAAGAACAGATAGAAATGACTATACTTCTTCAACTTTGGAAACACCTAGGGAAATTGATCCAACTCCATCAGAAGCATCAGAAGAGCAGCAAGCAACCTTTTTAGAGCAGAACGAAAACAATGCCTTCACAATCCCAGTAGAAAACATTGATGAAGACGAAATGCAAACAGATTCTTCTACCTCAACGTTTACATTCTCACAGAGAATCTTACTGGATGCAATCCCACAATCTGAAGAAATAGCTGAAGAAATGGAAGAACTAGAGGACAGTGATCTAATAGAACAAGAAGATGAAGATGGTGATGGCTTTGAAGATATCGGTGGTCCCAATGGATTTTAAATAGAGGATAAATCATGGCAATAAAAGAAATAGACCCAACTCCGCAAAAAGCAGATAAAGAATTACAAGAAACTTTCTTGGAACAAAATGAAAATAATCAATTCACTATTCCTAATTATGATAATGAATTGTTTGATGAAGATGACAGAGTAGACAGTGGTGAAATTGAAAGAACAAGAAACATTACAAGAAATTTATAGAGGATAGACAATGCCAGTGAAAGACAATTATTTTGGACAATCCGGATTGAGAGACATCACGGTAAAAATACCGTTAGATATTAATTCTAGCAATTCTGGTTATGAAACATTAAATGAAGAAGAAATATCAGAAGTAATAAAATTTAATTTAAAGTCAATACTTTTGACACATCCAGGAGAAAGGATGGATACTAGGTTCGGCGTGGGAATTAAAAATTATTTATTTGAACAATCTACTGAATCTTTATACTCAAACATTCAAGCATCTATCCAGTCACAGATAAGTATTTACATGCCATGGCTAACCAATGTCAACATACAAGTCCTTGGTGATGTACACAGCCTTTCTGTCGTAATAAAATACAAATTGAATAATCCTGAAATCATAGATTATTTCGAGTTATCTCTTTCAGTGGATGAATTGTAAAAATTATTCTAGTAATCCTATTTATTAGCAGAGGATTGACAGATGCCAAAAAACAAGAATATACCAATTAAATATACTAGCCGTGACTTTAATTCAATTAAGCAGGACTTGATTGAACATGCAAAAAGATACTATCCGGACAATTACAACGATTTTTCAGAAGCCTCGTTTGGGTCTTTAATGTTAGATACGGTTTCCTATGTTGGAGACGTGTTATCATATTATCTAGACTATTCAGTTAACGAATCTTTCTTAGATACAGCAATCGAGTTCTCGAACGTAAGAAGACATGCAAAGAATCTTGGATACAATTTTGCAGGAATTCCTGTTGCATTCGGTACAGTTGCTTTATTTATTGAAGTTCCTTCAAATTCTGATGGAAACGGTCCCGATACATCTTACATACCAGTTCTAAAGAAAGGTGCAGAGTTTTTGGGATCAAACGGTACAACCTACACCTTGCTCGAAGATGTGCGATTTGAAAAAATAGAAAATGATGTAATTGCTGTGAAATTCAATACAGTGACTGGGCAAGCCACACATTACGCAATAAGATCTTTTGGACAAGTGTCTTCTGGCAAGTCTTTTACATCTATAATAGATTTAACTCAAGCTACTTTTTCTAAGTTTCGTAGAGTAAGAATAGGAGATAGTACTGTTTCTGAAATAATAAATGTTAGAGATTCTAATGGAAACACTTTCTATGAAGTTGATTTTCTTTCACAAGAGACGGTATTTCTAGAAACGACAAATCCAAACGCTTTATCAGACGGGGTCCGCTCAATAATGAAGCCGTTTGTCACAGCTAGAAGATTTATTGTGGAGCAAGACAATACAGGCACATTCCTCCAGTTTGGATTCGGATCAGATGACGATGACGATGCAGGCTTGGCCGATCCTTCCCAAGTGGCAATCCAGATGCATGCAAAGAATTATGTAACTACTCGAGCTATTGATCCTACTAAGTTGATGGGTACTGATAAGCTTGGCATCTCACCCCAAGGAACAACCTTGACAATAACATATAGAAAGAATGATGGAACAGTTTCAAATGCAGGACCTAGAACAATAACTGAGGTTGGTGT